CGAATAGCTTTATAAACACCTAAACCACACCAAAAATTAACATGAACACCATTACCTCCTAATTCATATACTTGTTTTACTCTATCTAAGATATAAGGGTAGTCTGCGTGAATTGAAACACAATAAACTACATTTTTATCTTTTAGATAATCCATAACTAATGGTACTCTTTCTTCAATAGGACAAAATGAGGGATCAGATAAAATTTCATCTTCTTTAATAAAATTAACTCCACCTTCAACTAATTCTTTTACCATTTCAAGTAAAGTTTCTGGGGAAATACCTGTTTTAGGTTTTACTATAGCTCCAAATAAAGGTTTATCTTTTACACCTGTAAATTTTCTAATACCATCAATACCATATTTAGGCCCTAGAAATTCATCACGCACGTGTTGTGGAAAATCTATGGATTTAACGTGACATTTTAATATACTATGAATATCTAATTGCCCACCCATAATATTAACTAACATATGAGATACCCCATCAGTTTTCCAGTTAATATTAATTGTTGGAAAAGCAATTTTAACGTTCCCGGATTTGATTTGTTCTAGTTCTTGTTCGTTTCCTAAAACTAAACATGAATGATTTTCGAACAATTCATCGGTTTCCCAATGATTTCTTACATTGGGGTTACCTACGCTCTGACCAATGGCTAACTGCCAAGCGGCATCACGTAATGATTTGGATGATTCTAAGTAGTAATCTACTACAAAATACTTTTCAGTGTCTACTGATTCTCTAAAAATACTTACCATAATTAAACTATAAATTTATCTTCTTTTACACTTGGGGTTTTTACAACTATTAATTCACAATCCGTTAAAAACTCGGGAATTGAGACTTCATTCGGGTAGATGGTGAATATATCACCTTGAGTTAGCTCAGTCCCGCTTAAATTCATCTTTCCACGAATTAAGTAATTAATTTCTGTAGCTACTTTATGGTAATGATTATCCCATATTTCGCCGGCATGGTGAAATTTATAACAAACTTCAAAATCTTTCGTTTTTAGTACTGAAGGTTCAAAGTCTCCAATGAACCAACCTCCTACCATTTCTTCTATTTTATTTATTTTCATAATCAAAAACTCTATCAGTATATTTAATTAAATCCTCAGGTGTTCCTACAGCATTATGTTGATCATTTGGAATGTGGTATACACCTATTTTTTTTCCTTGTTTTATTAAAGTATTATAAGTAGGAGCAACATAAAATTCATTATTATATCTTTCCTCGTTTTTTACCATCATTTCCGTTGAATATACAAAATCTCTTCCGGATTTCCAATAGTGAATTCCATTTAATGAAATATTACTAATAACTTCTTTTTCAGTAAATTGAGTAGCAAAACCTTCTCTATCTAACTTTACATAACTATTTTTAGGAGTGTCTTCTGTATAAGTTACCACAAAACCATCATATGGATAATTATATAAAAAAGTAGAAAATGATTTATCATCCCACCACATTATTTGGTCACAATTAGTAATCAATAAAGGTAAGTCATTATCAATATATTCTTTTGCTAATAAACAAGTACAAGCTGAACCTTCTGTAAGATAATCAATTTCTATTACTTTACAACCTGGGTATATAGTTTCTAAATGAGGTTTTAAAGAATGGGTTTTTTGAGTAATAAAAATATAATTACCTGTTACCCCTAAAGAATTTACAGCATGTTCAATCATGGGTTTTCCATAGATTGAAATTAATGGTTTTGGATTTTCATAACCAGCAGTAGAAAATCTACTGCCTAATCCTGCCATGGGGATTAAAATATTAACTTTTTGATTCATATTTAAATCTTACTGGGGTGTTTTTAATAGTATTAGGTGAATACGTAAAATTAGCTTTACGAGTATTACCTTTTCTAGTATTAATATTTTCTATATGTAATTCTTCTTTAAGAGGAATATTATCTATAATCCAGGCTCTAGGAGATAAAATAACTTCTTTATTATAAAGAATTTCTCCTTTAGAATTAGTTACATTACACTTAACCTCTAAATCTGTATCTTGTTCATTCCAATAAAATAAAACTATTTGATTAGTAACCGAATTTTTATCAAAATTAACTTTACAAATTTTAGGCATATCTTCCCATTTTTCAGTCCAATAGCTAGGGGAGTTTATTATATCAAAATTAGTATTTGGGAAATTATCTTTAGATTCCCCATTATATACAATACCGTCTAATTCCTTAGTTCTTCTTTGATATTCTATAATAGAAGGTATAATATATTCTATCCACTTTCCGTAATAATTTAATTTTTCACAAAGATTCCACCAACTTTCATCAGTTAAAGTGAAATCAAAACCATCAAATAAATCTACTGAGTATCCTATGGTATGGACATCTGTTAAATAATGCCATTCTTTAGCATATTCACCTTCTTGTCTTTTACCATGGAGCAAATAATCTTTAAAAATTGGAAAATCTATTTTTATAGATTTAAGTTCTTCAATATCAAAGTCAGTATCATATTCTACTTTAAATACTTTTTTAAATCCTAAAGATTTAGCTATCCGAGCACTTAAAATAAATCCATTATAAATAGAAGCTACATGATCTGTAACACCTGTTAAAGGTAACCAATTTTCACAAGTACCTAAAGAAGTAGTCATGTATACATAAGCTCTTTCATATTTTTCACTATCTAATAAATGTTGAGGTGGTTCACCCACCATAATACTATCCCCATAGTAAAAATAGTAATCTACTAAAGCATCTAATTTCCAAGAATCAGGATATTTATTTAATAAAGCTATTTTATATTCAGGACAAGCTAATCTTATTTGAGCAATTAAATTAGTACAAGCATCTGCTCTTTCTAAGTCTGAGAGGTAAGAATCTATAAATATTAAAGTATCTTGATTTATTTTTTCCATAATCCTCTTTCTACTAATTGAGCGATAATACCATAATTTACAATATCTTGATAGGTATCAGTTAGTGGTTCATTATTAATAACCTGATTAGTAATTAATAGATTTTTCCATCTACTAATTTTATCACTTATTCTATACCATAGTCCTGTAAGAGCAAAAGCCCTTTCCTCTTCAGTAGCAAGTAAAGTACCAGCACTAATATTAGACATACCATAGTCAAGGTGTTTTTTGCTAAATAGCTCCAACTGCTCTTCCACGATAGCCATATAGCCAGAGTGAATGTGAGGATACTCAGTTTTAAGTTTTTCTGTAGCTGTGAGGCCATACTTAACTGTCTCTTCTTCTTCTAAATATGGGTTTTTTTCTCCTGTTGAAGGATCATAATTAGGTTTACCATTTGTAGTTGATACTGACCAAACTCCTGTATCTTGTACGTTCCATAATGTTTTGTCATCATAACTTTTTGCAACCATAACTTATATAACTTGCTTTTTAATCATGTATTTGTCAATAGCCTCTAGTTTATCATCAGCATCAGCTAACATAGCAAGTGCTTCTTCAGCATTTTTATAAAAATCTTCTGTTGAATGATCACCAATCCCTGCTGGGTGGTTTTCTAATAGATCTAGGGTTAATAATGCTTTAGCTTTTTCTGCTTCAGCTGATTTGCGTAACATTTCTGTTAGATAGCTCATAACTTTGCTTTTTTAATTAACTTTTCGGTTTCGTCTTCTTCTACACCCATTTTCCAAAGAATACCTCGTACGCCATGATCTTGTAAAATATCAATATATTGATCGGCTTCACCTAAACTACATTCTAGGTAGTCAGCAATATATTCGGCTAGTTCTTGATAATTTCTTTTGTTTTCGTTTTTTACGTACTTGAGGTAGACTTTTCTTTTTGGTAACATTTCGCGATAAATGGAATAAATTTGTTTCTTACTTTGTGGATTAACCTTTTGAACATAGTTTACTACATCTATGTAATCCATATTCATAGATACATATCTATGTATCATGTAAGAATTCCATTTATCCCATGAATCTTGTGAAATTTCTTCAGGAGCTGTTTTATAGAGAGTTATCTCATTCAACCACTCGAAGAGGGTTGTCACCTGCTTCATCTCTTAGCTCTTTAGGTAATGTACCTTGTAAAATTTCACCGCTTACAGCATCATAAAATACTGGGATTGGCATGTAAGCGTCTTCAGCTGTACCTGCTACAAATTTAGAGACTTTACGGATAATAAATCCTTGAGTCCATACTTTTCCATTTTCGTGTTCTACCGACTCTGTGTTTTTAAGGTCGATGTTCATTTGTTGTTGATCCATGTTATTGTTTGTTTTGTTTATAATCTAAATAAAATCCAATCGCTACTATAATATTCATACCTACACTAGCGATTATTTCGTGTAAGTCTTGGTATACATTTAATGATAAATGAACGTGTCCTACCATCCAGAAAGGTATGGCCATATTTTGACTAATCCAAATTATAAGAAATTTTAGGAATTGTTTCATTTTAATTTGTAAGCATATAACATTCCACAAATAATATTTTTATTTTTAATTTCACTATTCTCTATTGTAAAGTCACATTTTTCTAAAATAGAAATTATTTGATTTTTAATTTCATTAGTATGATATTCAATAGCAATTTTTTTAATATTATTAGCTAAATAAGTCTTATTAATACTTTTAAATAAATCTAATTCCCCCCCTTCAATATCAACTTTTAAATAATCTATTTTAGGAATATTATTATCTTGGATTAAGGTATTAATATTAAATGTTTGGACTTTTGTAAATTTCACCTTTTTAGAAGGATCATGTGTAATATTTTCTATATTTTCTCTTAAAAAATTTATAGCACTTTCTTTGGGAATTTCCGAAATATAAGATTCTCCATCTATATCTGTAATTGCGGCATTTATACATTTTATATTAGGAAATTGAGAAGTATTTTTAGTGAGTAATTTAAAAGTTTCTAAGGAAGGTTCTATACTGTAAATAAATTTAGGATGATGATTTTGAGCATATACACTAAAAACCCCTATATTAGCCCCTAAATCTACTACTATATCATCTTTAACTACTTTAACATAATCTTTATCGTATATTTTATCATAAAAAACTTCTGTAATAGTATACATTGATGTATTTTCCCCACCATCAAACAAAAAAAGATTATCATTTACTACAGTATGTCTATTATTATTATTAGGATAATTTATAGAAAAATTATAAACTTCCCCAGTATCTAGATTAAAATTAATTGAAATATTTTTTATATAAGAGTAAACATGACCAATCCCAATCCAAAAGTCAGACCCAGGATTAATTGAGATAGAATCGGAATAAATGATTTGTTGGGTATTAATATCTTTAATTACAAAATGGGCAATATTAGTAGTTAACCCTTCATAATGGAAAGTAATACGTGAATTTTTAGTATTTTTTATTGAGATAATATTTTTCATTTCAATTCAATTAATTTTTGTATGAGTGCCATACAGTTGATTTCTTTATCAATACGGAAGTTGGATTGGTAACTATATTCGTTGATATAAATTGCAACCATTCCTTCACGACCACTTGCATATACATGAGCGTTATCATAAAGATAACGATAAAGCTCTTCAAAATCACTAACATTTGCGTTAGCAATGATTTGGCGAATTTCACGCCATTTAGGTTTAGCATTACTTAATTCTTTTAGTATTAGTGTCATGTAGTTAGAAGAGACTAATACTGATTTGTCTATAACTAATTTTTGGTTTTGAGTTGATAGCTGAATTGTATTAAGACATTTACGTAGATCTGGATAGTATTGGTTTACAATATTTTTTAGATCTTCCATCTCATACGCTGTGCCTTCAGTTGCCATTACACTAGCAAGGTGTACTGCTACCTCTTTTTTACTAGGAGGGATAACTTTAAGTACTTGACAACGTGATTGAAGTGGATCAATAATACGCTCAACATAATTACACGTCATGATAAAACGTGTAGTACGTGAGAACGTCTCGATTACATTTCGAAGTGAAGCTTGTGCCTGTATCGTAAGAAAATCTGCCTCATCCAAGATAACCACTTTGAGTGGTTTGAATGAAGCTGTTGAAGCAAACCCTGATACTTTGTCTCTAATAGTCTCGATACCCCTTTCATCACTTGCGTTGATATAAAGGTAATCACAATCAAGATTATTAACAATGAGTTTAGCCAGAGTCGTCTTACCTGTACCAGCGGGGCCATAGAAAATAAGGTTTTGAATATCATTTTGACCGAGGTATTGCTCAATGGTCTTTTTGATGTGTTCATTTCCAACATAACTATTTAAATCTTTAGAACGATACTTTTCAACTAGTAATGTATGGTCTTTAGTAGTCACCATATATATTAAATTTCTTAGGTGGTTCAGGTTTTATTTCTACCTCTTCAGTACGTATAACATACAATTTCCCTGCTAGAGGGGCAAGCTTAAATTCAGCTTTTTCACCTGTTTTAGCGAACCATGCTTCTAGAGCTTCAGTAATAGAATTATGAATAGTTTTACTACCAACTAGAGTCCACCTGTCTCCAGGTGGTACTCTGTTAGCTATTACTTCGTAATATTCTTCTACTTTCTTTTCCATTACATCATACCTCCCATCATTCCAGCCATAGGATCTACTTCTTCTTTGCTATCGGGGTCTTCAACGACCACACATTCTGTAAGTAGAATAGTACCTGCTACTGAAGCGGCACTTTCAAGTGCTGTACGAGTTACTTTAGCTGGGTCGATAATACCTGCTTCTTTCATGTTTACAACCTCTTCAGTTTGAAGGTTATAACCTGCCCAAATATCATTACCTGAGTCTACTAATTGGTATTTACCAATCATTTGGGCATCAGTTGATGAGTAACCGGCATTAGTAAGAATTTGTTCAAATGGTTTACCACAAGCTTGGTATACAATATTAGCACCAATATTATCTTCTCCATCTGCAAATAGAATAGTACCACGAGCATAAAGCAAAGCAGCACCACCACCAGGTACAATACCTTCTTCGATAGCAGCTTTTGTTGCTTGTAAAGCATCATCTACTCTATCTTTTCTTTCTTTCATTTCGGTTTCTGTGAGTCCTCCAACATGGACTATTCCCACTCCTCCGACGAATTTCGCCAACCTTTCTTGGAGCTTTTCAACTTCGAACGGCGAGTTTGCTTGTTCGATTTGTTGCTGTAATGCTTCAATACGTGCTTCAATTCGTCCTGATTCTCCTTTTCCATCTACAATTGTAGTTGTTTCTTTAGTTACATTAACAGTTCTTGCTTCACCAAACCAATCCCAAGTAAATTTATCAAGTTTCATTCCTTTTTCCTTGCTAAATACTTCTCCACCAGTTAGTGTAGCAATATCTTCTAATACAAGTTTGCGACGATCTCCAAATTCAGGAGCTTTAACAGCACAAACCGCGAGTGTTCCACGCATCTTGTTTACTACAAGTGTTGCGAGTGCTTCGTTATCAATGTCTTCAGCAATGATAAGAAGAGAGCGACCAGTTCCAGATACACCTTCCAATACAGGAAGTAAATCTTTTACTTTAGTAAATTTACCATCAGCAATTAAAATATAAGGTTTGTCTAAAACTGCTGACATTGTAGAGTTATTAGTAACAAAATAGGGGGATTTAAAACCTCTATCAAACTGAATACCTTCTACTGTCTCTAAATATGTTTCACCTGATTTAGATTCCTCAATTGTAATAACCCCTTCACGTCCTACTTTATTCATTGCAGTAGCAATTAATTTACCTACTTCAGGATCGTTATTAGCTGAAATGGTAGCAACTTGTTCTAATTGTTCTTCTGAGGAAATATCTTCAGCATTTTGGCGAAGTGTTGTAACTACTTGACTTACAGCTTTATCAATACTACGTTTGATTTCAACAGCGTTAGCACCATTATTTAAATGGGATAAACCTGCTTTTACCATCTCACGTGCTAATAATGTTGAAGTAGTAGTACCATCACCCGCTACATTGGCAGTTTGGATGGCAGATTGTTTTACCATTTCTACTCCAGTATTTTCTACATTATCACTAAGTGAAATTGATTTAGCAACCGTTACTCCATCTTTAGTACTTTGAGGGAAACCTTGTGCGTTAGAAATAACTACATTACGTCCGTTGGGACCTAAAGTTGCAACAACAGCATCTGCTAATTTATCAATACCATTTACTAATTTTTGACGTCCTTCAGGACCGAATTCAATAATCTTACTCATTTGTTAGGGCTTTTTTATCTTCTTCTGTTAACTCTGTTTTTTCTAGAATTTCTTCTACATTAACTGATTTTTTAATTTTTGCTAAAACTTCATTTTCTTTACCAATCCAATACTCGTCTCCTTCGTATTCAAATTTAGTAAAACCCATTGTAGGTAATACTACAACATCTCCTTCACTAAGTTGGGTTTCAACAAAAGTACCTCCAGCAATCATATGGCCTGGACCTACAGCTACTACTTCTCCTGTTTTGTTTGTTTCATTTCCCAAATCTGGGACTACAATGTTTCCATACATTGTTTCTTCTACTTCTACGGGTTTAACTAAAACCGCATTGTAAAGTGCTTCAATCATAATCTAATTAAATTTTTAAGTTCTTCTGATTTTTGTTCAAAACGTTCTACGAATTCTTTTAGTGAATCATAACTTTGAGATTTAGCACTATCACGAGCGATTGCTTCAAGGCAAATCCCTAATTTGCCATAATGGCCGATTGTGTTTTGATACTCTTTACCTGACTCAGAGAATGTTGATTTCTGAGCAATGTAACAATGATCATCTAATTGAATGTAATAAGGAGTCAATATTGGATCCTTAATAAAACGTAAATTTGATTTGCTAGGTTTAGCCATAACTATTTCTATTTGTTTATGTAAATATACGAATAAAATTGCGCTAGGACACGCTTATTTTATATAACTTTTATTTGATTTTAATTGCTTTTGGTTTTGATTCTTCTGAGATTGGGATATAGAGTTTTAAAAGACCATTTTCCATTTCAGCACCTACTTTAGCTAGGTTGTATTTTGGAGAAATTTTATACCCTAAATCAAAAGATTTTTTAGATAAACCATGGTAAATGTAACCTGAGAAGTCTATGTCTTCTTTAGGTTTTTCATAACTAATTTTAAGTAAATCCCCTTCAACACTAATATCAAGATCTTCTTTAATAAGTCCTGTACAAGCGACTTCAAAGTGTAAACCTTCGTCGTTGTAATAAATGTTTAGTGGATGGGGTTGTTTTGAATTTAACGCCGGAGCGAATTGATCTTCAGAATTGAAGAAATTCCTAAATAGGATGTCGAACGGAGAACGTTCGAAGTGTTCTAATGTACTCATATCATTTATTTTGTGAGTGCCTAAGCTACTCGATTAATTAAAAATATAACAGCGTGCCCTAGCTACAATGTTATTTTCGTATACGTATGTTAAATATCTGCCTTCCGCACAACATAGTAATAACTACTCCAATCCTCACCTTCAAATTCGAATTTTACATATCCTTTAGTATTAACTTTCATAGTTGCTTTGGTAGCATCTTTATTATTGTTAAGGATAGTTTTAAACATTGCTGAATTAAAAGGTAATTCTGTTCCATATGGAACATTGTTTAATGTTGTATTTGGTACTTGATAATCAATTTTATTTGTATGATTAGAAACATCACCAAATGATAAAACTAGAACATCTTGTAAATCTAAATCCTTATCAATATTAATTATAACGTTATCACTTTCAAGTGCGTTATGTGCTTTAATAATAGCTGAAATACTTTCTGAATCTAATTCACTAATAATTTCATACTCACCTGATTCAGTAATTTCACCTACACTTGAGATAAGTAGTAAATCTGTTAAGGAAAAATTCAGAGTATAATTCATATCTGAGATGATGAGTTTAGTAAACACTTTTTGTGTTTTTTCTAATTCTAAAAATAACTCACCACTAGTAACTCCTAGTAATTTATTCAGTTTTGAAGTATCATACACCGCCATTTCGCCATTTTCTAGCGGGAAATTCGCGTGATTAACGCGCCCAATCATGTCCTTGTTGGGCGATTGGAAGTCAATATTTAATGCGTTATCTTCGATAGTCCATTTAACGGATTCAACTAATCCATTTAGGTGATATTTTCCAATAACTGATTGTAAGTCGTGTTTACTTATCATATTAAAAACTAAAAATTAAATTTCGGTAGGGGTTCATGTT